TGGACACGTTAGCTCTAATCGCATTTATTTCATCAATAGCTCTATTTGCAACCTCACGAGCTACTAGATATTGTTCTCTAGGAGTAACTTTTTGAAAAACACTGGCCTTCTTATCTTCAGGCGTTAAAATAGTATAATCACCAGCCGTTGATGTAGTGTAACCTGGTACGCCATTATTTGATACTTCGCTCATCTACTTGTTTTAGCTGTATTTCTATACTGATTCTATCTGTGACAAACTCATGCAAATGTTGAACTCCAATATAAGCAAAAGGTGCAAGGATAATAATCAAAAGCAACTCAGCATAAGTAATAGGTCTACGCATGAAAATAAATACCCTTTCGTTAAGGAGTTTAGCGAACTTATCTCTAACGTGTCCACTAAAATACTAAAAACAGTTTTATTGACCCCAGAACAAGAGAATCTAGCCCAATCTTTATGGGCGGCAAATAGAAGTAAACAACAGTTAGATAGTAGTTATAAACCAAAAATCAACACTCTTAGGGAGTATTACGAAAGAGTTCTACTAATAGATCACAAAAAACAATGGGACGATCATGAAAAATCCGCTACTATTTATGAAGACAGCCACCTCGAATGACAATAATTAATAACGAGGATTGGTTAAGCGTATTAGAAAATACAGACTACGAGCCAATAGAAAACGAAAATAACACCTATCAAAGCTATCGTTTTGTTGATTTAGATATTGAATCTGTTACAACTGAAAACTATGTTGAAAAATTAATGCCTTCATTGGTGGAGCAAATAGAAATGTTTATACCTCCATCAGGTAGCTTTAAAAGTCCTGACCTACGTAGATATCTGGAACTTATAAGAGGATATGAGACAAGTACTACTGATTTAATGCTAGGTCTCTCCTTAGCAGATCAAATTCGACTTACTTTTAGTGATATGAGAACTAGTACTATTTGTGATCGTTATCCTGAAATCAATTTGGCTGAAAAGAGAAGGTACAGATGTGTAGCAGAATATTTAATTAGACAGGGTGAATTAACAAAATTAAGAGATGCAAATGGAAAATTAATTAAAAAAATTGGAAATATGCAAAAAGCTGTTGTTTTATATAAACCTCTACCAAAATTACTAGAAACTTTAAAAAAATCAGGATTAGGACATTTAGTTAAATCTGTACCAAAAGCTACGGCTGTAAAAACAGAAAAAACTTGATAAACTAAATTAACTAGAGGATTTTATGACTAGCAGAAGAAACAAACTACTCCTAAAAATGTTAGGTACAACAACAGGAGAAACAGAAGAGAAATTATTAAAACTTTCAATCGAACGTATTGTTGCTGATCAAGCAGAATATTATAAGAAATTTTATAAAAATGAAGGGGCAGGTGCAATGGTTTTCATGCCTCAAAAGAAAGATGAAGATAGTATGTTTTATTTAACTGTTGATTTACTTATAAAAGCAGTAAATGATGCAAATAATAGAGAACTAGGAGGAGTAGAACATTTAAGAAAAGCAATATCTATAGCAGAATCACTTGATCCTGAAAAAGAAGCTCTATTTATTCTGCAAGATAAAGATGACATACAGCTTTTTCACTTTAAAACAGACGAAGAAAATCCAAGCCTCCTTCAGATGTGAAAAAACGTAAGCTCACTTGGGCTAATTACCGAGTTATTCTCGGAAGAATTGAACATATTGAATATGATTGGCTAACTCCAGCAGAATATATACCTTACATATCTGCATTATTAGGAGACATCGACCTTGATCCTTGCTCCACACATAATGCTAATTGTCAATTTTTAAGAGCTAGGAAAATATATACCTTAAAAGAAGATGGTTTAAATATTCAAGAACCATGGACGGGAACAACATATTTATTCCCACCTACATATGGAAGATGTTCTTTTAGTAAAGAAAGAGGTACCTGGAGATGGAGTAAAAAAGCTGGTGTAGCTGCTAAAGCACCTTCAGTTGTATGGTTTAAACGCCTAATTCGAGAATGGAAATTAAGAAATATACCTGAAGCTCTTTGCTATACAATTTACCCAGAAATGATGAGGATACTACCAGAAATGTGGGATTATCCAGTATGTATCCCAACAGATAGACCTAATACTATTCATGGTAAAGGCTTTTTTACTCTTAAATCTCCAATTTATTGGGGTTATTTTATTTATCTACCAAAATTAGAACATGGCTTTCATCAAGCCGATAGATTTAAAGAAATATTTTCACATATAGGAAAAGTAATTTGTTAGACTTTAAAAGGACGAGGCCAATTATTCGCTCGTAAAGAACTTACATAACCACGTAAAAATCTCATACCGTCAGCATTATCTACTGTGTGACCATGACCACGTAATCCTTCATAACGTTCGTCAACGTTATAATCTTGGCTAAACTGGGGATTCATACTTATATTGTATTTGAAACGAATATGACAATGACTAAAACACAAGAAGAAATTGCAGCAACTTGTGAAGACATAAAAGAATTACTTTTATATAAAAATAAACAATATGGTGACTCTGCATTACATCCTTGCAGGATATTTAGTAAATCTAATGCTGTAGAACAAATTCTTGTAAGGATCGATGACAAAATAAACCGAATTCAAAAAGGTGCTGGTTTAGTAGGTGAAGATGAAGATGTAATACAAGACTTGATCGGATATTTAGTTTTGCTTAAAATAGGTTTAAATCACCAGAAGGCTGAAACAAATGGATTATGACGTAATTAAAGAAGCATATAAGGACAATCCAGAACTTCAATTAATGGATGCATTAGATATGCTTAGTCGAGATCCTGTTGCCGCTTCGGAGATCCTAGACTCCGTGGCTTCTCGTTCCAATAACGAAAAAAACGACGTACAACCTCTTGAGAAGGGTCCCATTGAAGTAACTTTTTCTCAAGATATTCAATTGCTTTCACCTGATTGGGAGCCCCAGTATAAGTCTCGGGGAGATTTAATAAACATCTCTTGGCGTGACATCGATGAGGAACAAACGTTGGAATTGTCTTGTCAGGGGCCAGATACATATCCAGTTCCGTTCGACGTTGAGCTACCATTAGATCTCCACCTGAACACCACAACCGATTGATATAAGGACTCCACTCACGAATTATTGCTGTCTTAGTAGCATTAGTATTGATTAACTCTAAAAGACGACAGGTTTTTAAAGAACTAATACCAATACTAAAAGCAAAGCTAAGAATAGCTGCCTTTCTATTCCTATTTAGTGGAACAAATACATATTTAGAAACTAAATCAGAAAATTCTTTTAAATCTTCTTCTAATTGTTTATCAATTTCTTCCTCTGTAGCTATATCATTAGGTCCTAAATAGCTTTTACCTAATTTTTTACTACCATAACCAATGCGCCAAATATCTTCCCCATAATCCTTATATGCTGCATATCTACCCATACTGAGATCAGTACGTGGTGCGTTATAACTTTTTATAAGATTAATCCCTTTGCGAGTTAAAAAGGGATGTTCTTTCCATTTTTCTTTTAACTTAGTTTTCTTATGGGACGTCAACGCTGCCGTTATAACTTACTTCAGAGTAACCGTCTAAAGTAAGCAACACAACATAATCTTTAGCTGCGTTAGTTACCGCAACTCCAACAGCACCTTTACCTTTACCATCTTTAGCTATGTTTGTAGCAACTTTATAGCCAGTAGCAGCACTACTTCCTGTGTAAGCATCTTCTTGAAAGATTTCCATGGTATTTACACCGCTGGTTCTATCAAGTTTTACAATGATGTTTCCAGTTCCACCTGGGTTAACACGGAAAGCTCTGATAGCTTCTCCAGGGTTCCCTGATGACGTTGCACCAAGGTAAGTAATCTCAGAACCTGCATCAATGCTGAGTGTGTCTAAAGTGCCTTCAATAGTGCGAGTAGCCATAGTATTTAGGAAACCTGTCCCATCGTGGAGATGTTGAATTTAATATCGGCATCAATGCCGTGATCTTTTAGGACGCCAAAAAACATTTGACGATCCATAGCTCTTTGATGGAGCATTTCGATAAAGGCTTCCTCTAAATCATCACGATCTAAATTTTGAATCGCTAGAGCAGTGGCGTGAATTTGAAATTCAACATCCATCGGAAGCTCGATTGCATCCATAAATAGCTAAAACCTTATAGTTATCTTACCAAGACTGAATTAAAGAGCAATATCAATCGATGACACGACGTACCGTAGTTATTTTATGCATATGCTCATCTTTTTTTAAATACAATGAACTCACACTGTAGGTTCCACCAAACATTATGAGAAAAGTAAGAACAGCTGGTTCCATTAAGAGTACCTCTTCATAAACCTATTCTAAGATTCCTCACACACGAATTACGCCATTAATAACTTTACCTCTAACATCATTTCTTTCTTTCCCTCTTAAAGCAGCTTCACCTGTAGCAGGTAAGTCCTGAGCAATACGTTCTGGTATCCAACGCTCTGGATTTTTTGTGTATTTAGCTAAAAAATCTTTTGCTGGATCAACTTGAGACCCATCCGATGGAGGCATCATTTGTAATACACGGAATTACCTTTTCCGTAGGTAGGAATTGTAATGGGTAGAACTTCTGTTCCATCCAAGACTTTAGTCTAACAAATCTTTTTTCACAGTATTTATTATTTTTTTCTGTATACCATTCTTCTAGTAATGTCGATGCTTTTTCTCTATTACATTCAGAACAACAACAACACATATTTGTTCTTACATTATGACCACCTTTAAATTTTGGAACTATATGATCAATAGTTGCAGTATCTTCATCTAATGGCGCAGAACAATAGGCACATTTCCAATTCCAATCTTGAAATATTCTTTGTCTAAATTCATGCCGAGCGTTCTTCGGAGTGAGAGAAATAAGGTTAAGTAAAAGATCATTCTCACAATGAATCATTAACTATTTTGCAGCCTTGAAAAAACTGTAGACTGCACAAACTTGTCTTAAGTCTGATCGACTAGACTAGTAGATTCCTCTTCAATAAAATCACAATCGGCTTCTTCTAAAAGCCTAAGTAGATAATAATGAATTTTCTCTGTAACCCATCGTAAATCCTCATCACTGATGTCACTAATAATGGCATCTAGTGATAACTCACGAGACGGCGCTCGTACATGTTCTGCTAATAATTCTAAGGCTTTATATCGATTTCTGTTTAATTCACCCAACATTGTCTTAAGAGGTTACATCCTCAGAATCAGTGGAATCAGTAGAGTCAGTAGCACTTTCTGCTTCTTGTTTTTGAATTGCTGCAAACTCAAGAGCACCAAGAACTTTTAAATACTGTTCCCTCAGTCTAGACATCTGAGCCTCAGATTGCCTAATATTATCTTCTAAATTTTGCTTCTGCTCTTGTAACTGTTCTTCAAGAGATTTCACTGCGTCGGCCATTAGTAAAAAATTAAAACGTCACATAGGAGAATAATATCCCCTAATCTTTAACCGTATCTATATACTCTCTAAAATTGACCCAACACCAACCTGTAGCACCTCCTGCAACAAAAAGTCGTCTATTAAAGTGTTCAAAATTATATTTAATATTCTTACCAGCAACTGCTCCCCTATCTTTCCATCCTCCATTTATTAAATCTAATTCACCAAAAGGATCTTGAACTAACCAATAATCATATCCATATCCAGTAATCACTACATAATGTGCTCCCCCTACAGGTTTATCAATATGTTTTTTAGAAATAATACTAGCAATAACTGGTAAACCTCTTTTTATATTGTCCTTAATATCCTCAGAATCTACTGACTGATTAAAAGTAGCTGTATAACCTAAAGTTTTAATTGATTGGAGATGTGCATCACGAGATCCATTGGAACCACGCTTATTAAGTAGGTTGATATAGTCATTAACACTATTAATACCCCTTGCATCTAGGTATCTCAAAACCATAGACATACAAAATGCTTGACTTCTTCTCCATCCTTTTATCTCTTCCTCATTAAAATACTCATATGGAAACTCTCTTAAGTAAACTAAATCTTTATCTTGAGCAAATGGTTTAACTGAAATTTCTGTCTTTAAACCTTTCCAATGATCGTCATATACCCACCACTTACCTAAACCAAATCCAAGTTCTAAAAAAGTATGGTTATCTTCACGCTCTAAAACGTAGCAACGACGAATATCTCTACCTCCATAAACTTTTGCTTTTTCATCTGAATCAAGACGAATAGCTGGTAAAGGTCTTTTCTTTAACCAAGTATTATTTTTAGACGTCATTGAAACCCAACCCCATTTAAATTCTGGTGGTTTCTGGCAAAACAACTCTAATTCGGCTGCACGGCGTCTAGAAAGCCCTTGAAAGACTTGATTACCTTCTTTATTCCATTTATGCAATTCTTCTTTAGCAACCTCTGAGGGGTCTTCTAGATCGTTTATACGCTTTAACAACTTTGAATTAGAAAGTTTATCAACTCCGATATTGGAAGCAAACGAAAATAAAGCATCAAATTGATTTTGATTTATAGGTGCAGTAACTAATTGACTAACTTCTTTTTCTAAATAATTTACAGATTCTTTTGATAAAGGAGCACCTTCAAAAAGACGGATAGTGTCTAACCCCGCCTGTGAGACGTGATTAATATGCACTTAGCAACCTTCTATTGCTTTAGCTATATCGCCACCAAGGTTTGCCCCTGTTTTTTGTCCAAACATTGTTGCCCATCCACCAGCAACCCAGCCGATTATAGGAATATTAGACAACGCAGGAGCCGCCTGAGCACCTACAGAAGCTCCTATAACACCTCCAGTAGATCCTCCAGCTCCTTCTGCTTTAATACAGGCAATTTCCTTAGCTGTAAGTTTAGAAGCATCATCACCACCATCTAAATGGACTTTGCCGTTCATTGTATATTCTTCATAGAGCTGTACCGTTGTAGGTTCCTTATTAAACACACCACCTGGTTTGACTACATCTTCTGTTTTTATCATTACCTTCGGATCATTAGCGTTATATCTAATCTTATATCCATGCTTGGTAGCTTCCATCTCATACGACGTATAACTACCAACTGGAAAATCGACAACAGGTAAGCTGCCTTTGTTTATTAACGCCCCCATTAATCCCATATTTGAGACTCCGAGAAATGCGCCTAATCCAAGAGCTGTCCAATTCATGTTGCTCTTCCTATACATCTAGATTTAGGAGTTGAGAGAGGTCTTGTTATCCACTGTAGTAATTTTAATAGGCGCTTGCTCGATACGCAACGTCTGGGTAGGACCAACTTGAGACATCTTTTCAATTAAGCGCTCAAAATCAGCCTTACTAATATCACCTAAACCACCCTTTTTCTTGTCATCCATCTTCATTGTTCCATCGCCTTTTTTAGATGCTGTTTGAAGCCCAAAACTCGCCAAAGCCCCTGTAAAAACTGAGGCTACAAAGGTTATATCTTTAGGAGATTGTTGACCCATTCCTGGAATTTCGATGTAATTTAACGAAATGATAAATCCACTCCAAACGACAACTCCAAGCCTCACAAAAGTGGACAAAATTGCTAATTGTTCTTCTTTATCATCAATTCCCTCTTTTAATTTAGTAAAAACGCTCTTCTTTTTCTCCTCTTTTTTGGATGGTGTTGTAGGAGACTTTGTTACATCTTCAGTCATCGTATAGTGGCAGTACATACTAAGTTTACCCCTTAGTAAACTTATAGAAACGTTACACTAATTACCTCAAAAAAATGT